TAGCCGAGTCAAAAGAATAACTTGCTCCGCAGAAAGTAGGTGTTAACAGTGGGTATTCCCCTCCCGAAAGCCGCAATTCCATTACACAAACGCAAGAAACTGAAGCCTATAGAGGTGATAGACGACCGTATTTTGTTAGTAAACTTTACAAAAGTCAAAAATCCAAAGAAGGTTAACTATAGTAGCGGCGACGAACCGGTCCATAAAAAATCCAGTGCTAAAATAGTAAAAATCACCGACTTAATAAACGAAAACTTTTACTCATTGTGGACTACGGACAAAACTCATATCGTTGCTAAAGGCGGTCGCTCCTCTTTCAAGTCATCGGTTATCAGCTTAAAGCTGGTTAAGGGCTTTCTCGAGGACCCGCTAGGAAATGTGGTCGTTTTACGGAAGGTAGCCAAATATCTGAGAACCTCCGTATATGAGCAAATACAGTGGGCAATTCTGATGCTCGGTGTACAAGACCAATTCATCTTCCGTGAATCGCCACTAAAGATTATACACAAACCAACTGGAACTGCCTTTTACTTTTACGGATGCGATGACCCGGTAAAGCTAAAGTCGGCTAAAATCGCTAAAGGTTATGTCATGGCCTTATGGTTCGAGGAGTTAGCCGAGTTCGACGGTGTAGAGGACATTGACACTGTGGAAGATACGTTTATTCGCCAAGAGCTGGATAACGGCAAAGAGGTTAAAGTTTATTTTTCATACAACCCGCCACGGAATCCATACGAGTGGATTAACGAGTGGATAAAAGACAAAGAAAGCGATCCAGATTATTTTATACATCACTCGACATATCTCGACGACAAGAAAGGCTTTCTCTCGGAACAATTGCTCCGCAAAATAGAGCGTTACCGTGAAAATGATCCGGACTACTGGCGTTGGATGTACCTTGGACATGTTATCGGCCTCGGTGACCTTATTTACAACATCCAGCTGTTTAAGCCGTTGCAAAATATTCCTGAGGACGATAGCTTGTTGATAATTGATATTGCAGTAGACGGAGGGCATCAGGTGTCAGCTACTACCTACTGTGCTTTTGGCCTAACGAAAAAGCAAAATGTTATTTTGCTAGACACCTACTACTATGACCCGGAACACCAGGTGAACAAAAAAGCTCCGTCTGACTTATCACAAGACTACAAAAAGTTTATCGGCCGACTGAAGGCCAAATATTCGAATGTACCAATAGGCACTGAGGTTATCGACTCCGCTGAAGGGGCATTACGCAACCAAATTTATCGTGACTGGGGGCGTATCTTGATGCCAGTTGCAAAGGCCGATAAGGAAACAATGATTGACTATGTGACTGATTTACTTGCACAAGGAAGATTTTATTACTTGGATACGGAAAACAATCAAATCTTTATCGAAGAACACCGGAAATATCAATGGGACCGCAAGTCCCTTGAGAAAGGCAAAAAGCCGCAAGTAATAAAAGTGGACGACCATACCTGTGACGCGTTTCAATACTACGTTGTATCGAACCTCATTAAGCTGCGGCTCAATGTTTAAGGTGGTGATAGGATGAGCTTTATCGCTAGTACAATAAGGAGGTGGCTCACCAAGATGGGCATTATTCAAGAGCTTAATTCAATTTTAGACCACAGATCATTGTCTATAAGTAACGAGTCTTTGCAAAAAATTGAAATGTGGAAGGCTATTTACAGTGGGTATTATCCAAAATGGCATCGTGTAAAATACTACACTGTGGATGGCACTCGTGAACGGGACATGGCCACAATGAACATGGCCAAAGTGGTTGCACAGGAAATGTCCTCGTTAATTTTCAACGAGCGTTGTTCTATTAGTGTCTCGGACCAAAACTTCAACAAACTAGTAGAAGATGTATTTGAACAAAACAAATTTTTCTCTAAGTTTCAAGATTATCTTGAGTTTATGTTCGGGCTCGGGGGTATGGTCATTAAGCCATATGTGGAGAATGAGGAAATCAAGTTCTCCTATGTAACGGCTGATTGCTTTATACCAATCAGCTGGGACAACGAAGGAATTTTCGAAGGAGCATTCCAATTCCAAACCCGTAAGGGAGACAAATACTATACACACCTTGAAATTCACCTACGTGAACCTGAGGTAAATGGATATATCATTAAAAACGAATTATTCGAAAGCGATATGCCAGGAAAGCTTGGCGTAAAAATAGACCTCAGCATACTCTATCCCGACCTTGAGCCTGAAGTTGCGATTAAAAACCTAGAGCGGCCCTTGTTCGTATATTTTAAGCCAAACATATCGAATAATATCGATATGACTAGTCCGCTTGGGATCCCGCTTTACGCTAATGCATTGAATACCCTGAAGTCTTTAGACATTGCGTTTGATAGTTTCCAACGAGAGTTCCGCCTAGGGAAGAAACGAATACTGGTACCTGCAACCGCTATTCGTGCAGTACCGGATGAAAACGGGAACCTTGTACGGTACTTCGATACTAATGATGAGATTTACCAGGCGTATGCTGCAGCTAACTTAGAAGACCAAAAAATCTATGACAACTCTGTGGAGCTCCGCGTTGAAGAACACATTGCTGCCATTAACGCGTTACTTAACCTACTAGCAATCCAAATCGGGTTTTCCCCTGGTACATTTACATTCGACGGACAAGGGGTAAAAACGGCAACTGAGGTTGTGAGTGAGAATTCTAAAACTTTTAAGTCCAAACAATCCCATGAAAATGCTATTGAACAAGGGATTACAGACCTCATTGCTTGCATTAAAACTTTGGCAGACCTTTATGAACTATTCCCTACTCCAGATGAGTACAAGGTTACTGTTTATTTCGACGATTCCATTGCCGAGGATCAAAATGCTGAAATCGACAAACAAGTAAAGCTAGTTACTAATCGGTTGACCTCTCGTAAGAAAGCTATTATGAGACTACATGGGTTAACAGAAGAAGAAGCTGAACTATTGCTGAGGGAAATTGCCGAAGAAGAAAAACTAAACGTTAATTTAGACATTGTGGATGCTATTCCGATGGAGGGATCAACCGTTAGCAATACAAATCCACAGGCTGGGGAAGAAAATCCAGAAGATCCTGAATTAGAGAGAGAAGATACGGAAGAATAATCATTAACTGCCGCTTCTAGAGATCAGTAATTACTGGGCTCCGCTTATTTTATATAAAGGTAGTGATTGCTATGGACCCGCTTTACTTTGAACGCCTTGCTGAACCAACTGTGAGAATATATGAAGAGATAGAGACTCAGCTTTTAGTGAATATTGCGAAGGCCTTGCGTAAAAACAAATCGCTGCTTACCTCAGAAGGTTATGCAGCATGGCAGGCGGAACAGTTAGCTATGTTGGATAACCTTACACAAGAGCATATACAAATTATTGCTAAGTATGCAAGGATGGCTCCCCAAGAAGTAAAGAAAGCTATCGAGGAAGCTGGATGGTCAGGTGCGGACCAATATGAAGACCAATTTCAGAAAGCGGCTAAAGAAGGTATTCTTCCAGTTGCTCCAGAAGCAACTACTAGCCAGGCATTGAGGGAAATTCTGCTCTCATATCAAAATCAAGCAATTAGTAGGCTAAACTATGTAAATACCACAATGCTCAGCGGATCTCAGCAGGTGTATCTTGACGTAGTAAACAAATCGGTTGGAAAAGTTCTAGCAGGAGTACAAACTGCTGACCAAGCAATGCGTGGAGCAATACGAGAGTGGTCACAGTTCGGTATCCCTGTGCTAAGAGACCGTGCAGATCGTAAGTGGAGTGCTGAGGCCTACCTGAATATGAACATACGTTCCACATCAAGTAGAGTAGCAAGAGAAATGCAGTTTCAACGGATGAGTGAGTACAATGTTGACCTGATCGAAGTATCCAGTCATTTAGGTGCTCGTCCAAAATGTGCACCATACCAAGGAAGAGTTTACTCGATCAGTGGTACTCATCCAAGCTATCCGGCATGGAGCAGTACTTCATTCGGCGATCCTGGCGGGTTATTAGGGATTAACTGTAGACATGTGATTTATCCCTTTATCGAAGGAATAACCAAGCAACGTTTTCGCCCTTATCCTGAATCACGGAATGACAGAATATATAAACTACAACAGCAACAACGGAAGCTTGAACGGAATATCAGGAAAGCAAAACGAGAGCTCCGCGTTATGGAAGCTTTAAGTGATGAGCAAGGAATCCAGGAAGCAAAGCAAAGAGTATGGTTACGTCAAGCGCAGATGCGAGAGTTCATTGCACAAACCGGATTAACCCGGAGAAGAAAACGAGAGCAAATTGTATAAGGTTTAGTAGAGAGCAGCGGTAGAGTCAGCCTATGAAAGGCTGGCTTTTGACATGTTTTTATCTATTTGTTAATTGCTATCATGACAGTCTCCTAGCACTTAAAGTGTGCGAGGATACATAACTAGTAGGCGTCAGAAGTGCTAGGGCTCTGTAAACTATACAAAATGGCAAAACTCTCACTTAAAAGTGTGCGAATAACTGTGCGGAGTATAGAAATGACAAGTGTGAGAAACGCCGTAACTACGCCTTGCGATGTGTCGTGACAACATTATTATCGTGTCATAGCAAGTACCTCGCAAGGCCTAACGACAAGCGTTTGGGCGAGTTAACGCTCCTCACAACAAAAAACTACGTATCCTTAAAGGATACTACGTTTTTGTTGTGGACGTTAACTCGGTCGCCAGAAAGAGTTTTTTGTTCGCGCACTTGGACAGAAGGAGCAGCTGTGGAGTTATGAAGGTTGTGCTGGAGAGATACGGATAGCTTCGCTAAGCGATTGTAAAATTTAAATAGAAAAAATTAAAATTTCCTATGGACATGTAGTAAACTTTGTCTTATAATACTTATTGAACGGTAGTGTGATTTTTTGCTAACAGATAAGCCACCGTACTCGTTCGGTTAAAAACGAGAGACAGTTAATTTTTATAAATTGCCTCTTACTCATTCAGGCATAAAATAGAATGAGAGAAGACCCTAAAATTATGGGAGGTTATATGAAAGTGGGAGCATTA